GAATCAGATGTTATTGATGTTTGTCCTTCAGTTGCTCCTGAGTAATCAAATGCCCATCTACCAGCTGAATTATCCCAACCAAAAGCTGCACCAGCACCTTCAACAACTAAACCACCATCGGCAGCAGAACCACCATCGTTTAAGTTAATGAATTGGTCTGTTACATTTAAGTTTGCTGTATCAACAGTAGTAGTTGTACCACTTACAGTTAAGTTACCACTTACAGTTACACCACCAGTAAAGGTAGCAGTATCTGATGATTGATTACCAATTGTAAAGTTACCACCTAAATCAGAGTCTAATAACCCAATAATCTCAGTAGCTGTTTGGTCTGCAGTTGCAGAAGATTCAATACCATTTAATTTACTATGGTCAGCATTTGTAAAGTTATTTTGAGTTAATCCACCATCACCAACTGATAATCCATGTGCTGATGTAATTGTAACTGCACCACCTACTGCTTGTGAAAGAGATACATTAGTTCCACCTATCAAACTAACCGTTCCACCACTTGAAACTCCTATAGCTTCACCACCATCAATATCTACGCCGATTGAGAAGTTATTTGCTGAAGCAGCGATACCATCTAATTTAGATTTTAGAGTTGTAGTAAAGTTTTTCTGAGTTAAACCACCATCTCCAACAGATGGGTTAACTTCTGCACCTGTCGCAATACCATTTAATTTAGTATGGTCAGCATCTGTAAATACATTTGAATCAGTTGCCGCTTCTACTGCCGCTCTAATTTCTGCATCACTTTGGTCTGCAGTTGCAGAAGATTCAATACCATTTAATTTACTATGGTCGGCGTTTGTAAAGTTATTCTGAGATAAACCACCATCACCAACAGAATATTCTGTATTTGCGGATGCGATTGTAATTGCACCACCTACTGCTTGTGTAAGAGTTACGTTAGTTCCACCTATGAAATCTTGTGTTCCACCGCTTGAAACTCCTATAGCTTCACCACCATCAATTCCATTTCCAAATGAGAAGTTATTTGCTGAAGCAGCGATGCCATCTAATTTAGTTTTTAGAGTTGTTGTGAAATTCTTTTGTGTTAATCCACCATCTCCAACAGATGGGTTAACCTCTGCACCTGCCGCAATACCATCTAATTTAGTTTTATCACCATTAGCGAAAGCACCTTCTGATGGTTTAACTTGTAGTGTTGAGATTGTTACAGCCTTAATACCAGCTAAATCAGTTACTTCTGTATCCATTAATGCACCTGCTGAAGTTACATTTGTTGTATCTGTTACATCTGCACTTGCCTCTACACCATCTAATTTATTTTTTAGAGCTGTTGTGAAATCATTAGCGGTTGTTTGTGATACAGATACCGTTCCGTCAGATACCGATAAACCAGTACCTACAATTACACCACCTAGTGTTGAATCTGTTGCATTACCTAAACTAAAGTTGTTTGCACTTGTTGCAATTCCATCTAATTTATTCTTTAAAGCGGTAGTGAAGTTATTATCTGAAACCCCACTAATACCCGTTATTCCAGAACCATCACCCGCAAACGCATTTGCTGTGACTGTTCCGTCTACTGAAATTGCACTGAATTCAGGTGATGAACCAGATACAATTACTTTTTTCCATTCTGCCATTTTTTTTCCTCTTTATTTTTGTTAAAATTTGAATGTTGAGTAGTTTTTACTCATTGTTAATATATGTTAATATAACTATGTTATCTTATTCTTTTTATAAATATTATTTTTAAAAGTATTACACTATAAATATATGAAAAAATTACTTCCACTTACTGCCAAAGAACCATCGACTCCTGATGGTAATGTAGCTGATGGTTTTATTATCAATGTTCCTTGATTATTTATATTTATCTTATCTACCCCACCTACTCTGACTGTTAATACATCTGCAGATGGAGATTGGTTTGAAATTAGAGATAGTGATGATGTCATAGCACCCACTAAGTTTACTGAACCTGTGATTTCTGAATTAGTAGTTACTATAGATTCTATAGAGGTAGAACCATCTACATCTTTTTTAAAGAATAACTTACCATCATATGTATTTACTGCCAATTCACCTAATGATAAACTACCTGCATCTGGTACACTCGATTGAGTACTACTTCGTTTTAATCTTATTTTCTGAGCCACGTTATTATTCCTCTAATTTAATAATTATCTTTTTTAAAATGTTCCACCATCTAATTCACCTGTAAATGAGATAGAACCAGATATTACTAATGAACCTGTCATTTGATGTATATCTGTTATTTCATCACCAAATATAGTAGAACCTGTTGCAAATGCTATAGATTGAGATACTATATTAGTTACCACTTCGTTTGCTGTTAATTTTCCAACTGTTATATCTTGTCCATCTAACCCACTAACTATTTGTGAAGAATTACTAATCAATGGAATCCAATTACCACTATGTGCGAAATATCCCAAACCAGTCGCATGAACGTGAGCGAACATTCCATGATATGTTGATGCTGATGGTAAATCAGATAATTGAGAATAAACATTACCAAATAAAACTTTATTACCACCCATATCTAAATCAGCTGATGTAATGTGAGTTACAGATTGTGCCGAACCACTAACAGTTCCAGCAGGTACTGAAGTTAAATAAGATTGTAAATCACTAATTTGTGATTCTGTAACCGTTACTTGTGATGAACCACTTACTAATCCACTTGGAACATTAGTAAGTTGTGTAAAATCAGATGTTCCACCACCACCACCACTACCAAACCCACTTGATGCGGCTGATGCTGATATGTATGAATCATTTATTACTGAAGTTATCTGTGCTGATGAACTTACAGTTCCACTTGGAACTGAACCACCACCACCACCAAATGAAAATGATGAAAAAGCTATAGTATCTTCAAATGTACTTACATAATCTGCGGCTGTTATTGTAGCTTGGTATAAAGAAGCACTATCTTGAACATATACAATTTGTTTATCTGTAAAATAATTAATTGATGTTGTGTTCATTGCATTTGCAGTAGCGTAAACTTTAAAAGCTCCTTTAACTCTATCTATTTCGGCCAGTACAATATTACTTGTTTTGGCAGTACTTGATAATTGTAATTGTGAACTAAAACTTGGCATACTCTATATCTTCCTTTTTTTCATTTATTATTAACTTGGTATTGAACCAGAACTTTCAGTAAATCTTATATATACCGAACCAGCGGCATTATGTCCCGTTCTACCTATTACTACATATTTATCATATCCATTTAAAGAACCTTCTATATCTAATTGATGTATATCAGTTGCTTCAATTCCATACCCACCACCATCGGCGTTTACACTCATTACAAACTCTCCTGCAGTTGAACCACCAAATGAATCTCTTACAGATGTTGGTACTCCATACATATCTGAACCAGATGGTGTAATTACTATATATTGTTCGGCCGTACTACCCATTGTAAATGGCCCGGCATCGTTTAGTATTGTATCTAATTTACTACCACTTAATATTGCCACTCTAGTTGCGGTAGCTCCTCCAGACATACTTAATGATGCATCTCCTAATGAGGAACTTATTAATCTCATAGGTGATGTACTGTTTGCTGTAAATGCTGTTACTTCTGGTGGTGTTCCACTATCTACTGTACTAATTCCCATTACTCCGTTGTAGTTAGAACCAAGTCCAGCGGAAGAACCAAAGTTTGAACGATAAACATAAACTTTACCATAATCTGCAGATTGTGCAATTGTGAAAGTTCTACCATTATATGATTGAGATTTACCAAAATTATCAGTTACAGTTGCATTGTATGTGTAAGTACCTGCGGATAAACTGGTGTTTGATTGTATTTCAATAGATGATGAATTTACATTTCCATATCTTAATTGTAAACTACTAGCATTAGTTCCACTAAGTGTAACTGAGTATGGTGTATCCGATTCCGTATCTGAAATACTCATACTAACTAAAGTTACATTATTTAACGCACTATCTGTGTTAAGTTTTGTTGTTTGATTTGTAAATGTAGCAGTTGGTGCTTGATTAGCAAATACATTCACAGTTACAGTTCCACTTCCAGCGTTACCATATTGGTCTTCAAATCCAATTGTAGATACAAAGGTATCACCACTTGATGAAGGTGAACCACTTACATGAGCTGCTAATGATAATTGTCCACTTGTATTAATTGATATCGCAGGGTTTGATGAAGTCCAAGATGAACCTTGTACTGCCTGTGAACCATAGTTTGGTGAATAAGATACACTCATTTGTGATTGGTTACCTGCACCAAATCCACTTGCATCTCTAATTGATTCATTATTCAATCCTGATTCGATTATATATGAAGTAGTATCTCCACCTAAAGTTCCTGTATTAGATTGAGCAATTGTAATAGTTTTTGATTCAGTTGATGTACTAAACCCATGTTCATCCTTAATAGCTCCTGAAATTGTATAATTAGAAGCACTTAAATTATTTTTTGCCTGTATTAAATAACTATCTCCACTCTGAATCGAATTTAATTGTCCACTTGCATCTGTGAATACGAATGATGAGTGATTTATTGTATCACCTTCAGTATCACTCCACGCCAATGTTGTTATTAAACTACCAGAACGTCCTAAATTTGTATTTAGGTTAGCTGATGTATCGGTATAAGTTCCATTCGGAGAATTATTAGTAGCAACAGTAATAGTATAATCTACAAATTGTTTAGTTGTTTCAAATCCATGTTCCGATGCAGTAATTGCGAGGTTGATTGTTTGACCAGTAGTCACACCAGAACCACTAAGGTTTGATTTTAAGTATAATGGCCCATATGAACCTGTATCAGAACCAGCGTAATCAATCTTTATTAAATCATTCGTAGATGATACTTCCCATCTTTGAGCAACGGCCGAAGATAACATACCTACAGTTCCACTTCTACCCGCACTATCTAAATAAATACTACTATTTGTTAATGCAGATTCTATAATATATAAATTAGTCCAATTTTTACTAATAGAACTCTGAACATCATCATCTATACCAATTGTTATGTTTGCAGTATCAGTAGTATTATTAAACGCATCTGTTACGGTTACCTGATATATGTATCGATTAGCAACATCAGAATTTAAGTAAACTCCGTTCTTTCTTGTTACAACACCAGCCGAACTACATTGGAATGGGTCTGAATGTGGGTCGTACAACGAATTACCACCTAAAGTTCCTTTGATATCAGAACCACCATCTAAATTAGCATTTTGTAATGTAAAATTAGAGAAGATTATAGTATCACTTTCTGGGTCTGTTGCGGTTATTGAACCAACAGTTGTTCCATCGGATGAATTTTCATTTATTGAACTTAATGTTTGGTCATTTACAGATGGACCAGTATTATCTGTTACTGCTATTTGAAATGGTAAGTACGATATTGAATCGGTATCATCGCCACTTACATAGTGCTCATCACTTGCAGTTAAAACTAACTCATATTTTGGTGTAGTTTCATAATCTAATGAAGCTGTTGTTTGGTTTAACTGAACATATGTACTTCCTTTAGTAATTGTAAATCCAGTTGGAACTGAACCACTACCTATTGTTATAGTATCACTTTCATCATCAGTAAAATATACTCTAACTTTGTTATTTGCCGCAGTTGAGTTTTCATTTAGTGATTGTGTAAATGATGTTACTACTGAACCACCTGTTGATGTTTGTCTCCATTTTGGAGCAGTGTTAGGAGTTACCCTAATGTATATTGTTTTAGAACCAACACCACTAAATGTATCTACTGCCTCTACTAAGAAAGGATGTGAACCACTACCTGGTGTATTATCAGTATTCATTGAAGATGTTGATTTAGTATTTAATGTTATAGCACCTGCCGATGATATTCTAAAGAAATCAGAAGTATATGAACTTGCTGTTCTATATGTAAACGATTGTCCTTCTGCATCTGTTCCACTAACAGTTCCAACAGAAGAACCACTTACTACAAATTCACCTAGTGTGAATCCCGTTGTACTAATTGTTGGTGATGTATTAGGGAAAAATATTTTTTCTATAAAGTTTGATACAGAACCACTCGTTCCAAAGTTAACATTATATATGTTTGATGGTAAATCTGTGTTAGATATAATTCTATTACCATCAAATGATGATACATTACCACCTACAAATGATGCAGTTGCTACAGATGTAATTTGGTTTGAACTACTTACTAATCCAGTTGGTACATTTGTTAGTTGTGTAAAATCAGATACACCACCACCAGCACCAAACCCACTACTTGCGGCTGATGCCGAAATGTATGAATCAGTTACTACTGATGTGATTTGAGTTGAACCACTAACAGTTCCAGAAGGTACTGAAGTTAGATATGTTCCTAAATCACTAATCTGAGATTCTGTTATGGTTATCTGAGATGAACCTGAAACAGTTCCACTTGGAAGTGATGTAGTTGGTAATGTAATTGTATTACCAGAACTTATACTAAGGTCATTTCCACTAATAGATAATTCTTGTGAATCAGAATCAGAAGTTGAATAACCCAATGCCGTAATTTGTGCTGAGGAACTTATAGTTCCAGCAGGTACAGATGTTAAGTAAGATTGTAAATTACTAATCTGAGATTCTGTTATGGTTATTTGAGATGAACCACTAACAGTTCCACTTGGAAGTGAAGTTAAATATGATTGTAAATCAGAAATTTGTGATTCTGTAATCGTTACTTGTGATGAACCTGAAACAGTTCCACTTGGAAGTGAAGTTAAGTAAGATTGTAAGTCACTAATTTGTGATTCATTAATTGTAATTTGAGATGAACCACTAATAGTTCCATTTGGAAGAACATTACCTGCAATCGCTTGTGCTACAGATGCGGATACATTTGGAATACCACTTATACCAAACGAACCTGTTACTTGTAAATCAGCTGATACCTTATAGTATGAAGAACCAGTAGTCCATATAGATGAACCACCAGCACCACCACCACCACCAGCGAGTGTTGATAAATCTACCGAGTTTCCAGATGAAATAGATAGGGTTTTACTTACAGAATTAAATGTAAGTGTTTGGTCATCACTATCAGTAGTTGAATAACCCAATGCTGTAATTTGTGCTGATGAACTTATAGTTCCTGCGGGAATTTCAGTTTTAGAACCACTTAGAACTCCAGTCCCATCTAAAGTTCTTAATACAGAACCACTTATAACACCTGTTCCATCTAAAGTTCTTAATACACTTCCACTAACCAAACCATCAGGTAAATCAGAACCAGTTGGTATAGTAACAACATTACCACCACTTATTGTTAACTGATTTCCACTTATTGATAATGTTTGAGAATCTGTTTCAGATGTTAAATATGATTGTAAATCACTAATTTGTGATTCGGTTATTGTTATTTGAGCAGATGATGATACAACCCCGTCAGGAAGTTCCGATGATGGTAGTGATACTGAATTACCATTTGATATAGTAAGAGTATTTCCACTCAAAGAAAGAGTTTGAGAATCTGTTTCAGATGTTAAATATGATTGTAAATCAGAAATCTGAGATTCTGTAATTGTAACCTGAGCTGAAGATGATATTGTTCCACTTGGAAGTGAAGTTAAGTAAGATTGTAAGTCACTAATTTGTGATTCGGTTATGGTTACTTGTGATGAACTACTTACAATACCACTTGGTACGTTTGATAGCCCCGCATAAGAAACTTGTGATGAACCACTAACTAAATTATCATTTAACTCATTACCGTATCTAGAATCAAATTCGGTAGTTAATTGAGCTGATGAACTTATTACATTCTCAGCATCTAATCTTGTCTTTACGTTTGTATTAAAATTGCTTCTAAATGCATTATTCGCTAATATAGAATTTCCTTGAAATGGTTGAATTGTAGAAGGTTTATTTGCGAGAGTATTATAGTTTACATTTGTTAAACTACCACCATCACCTATAAAACTACCACTAAAACTTCCAGTAAATGTTCCTGTATAATCTGGCACCGAATTCTCCTCTTTTTTTAATCTTCTTCAATAAATATATGATTAATTAGTAATCAATCAGTAATTTTAAAATTTCATCTAAAGATTCGTGTCTATGATTATCTTTTAATTCAACATCATATACAAAATCTGAATTTTTTAACTTAGGAACTTCATGTATAGCTGAATCATTCCTGTGTTTTAAGTCTATTTGTTGCTTATCTCCACATAATATCATTGTAGAGCCTTTTCCCAATCTACCTAAAACCATTAGTAACTGTTGTTTTGTTAAGTTTTGAAACTCATCTACTATAACTATTGAATTATCAAAAGTTCTTCCTCTAAAATGTGATAAAGATACTAATTCAATATTTTCATCACTTTCCATCTTCTGTAATATGGCTGGTTTATTATAAACTTTTCTCATATTAGAACGAATTGGAACTAACCAAGGTTCCATCTTCTCTTCTAATGAGCCAGGAAGAAATCCATTATCCTCATTTGATACTGTTGGCCTTGTTATAACAATTTTGTTTACTTTTCTTTTAAAAAACATATCTAATGATATTTGAACTGCTAATAAAGTTTTCCCACTACCCGCTTTACCTATAATAAAGTTATATGGGTGATTTAATATTTCTGATTTTGCCAACTTCTGCTCATCTGATAATGAGATTGAAAATCTAACACTACCTTTTGGTGGAGTTTTTTTTATGTTTTCTGCCATCCGATACCCTTTCGTAATTTCTTTAATATAAATATGGGAATACGCATAAAAAAAGGGGGAATTTCTTCCCCCTTAATTTAATGTTTAAAATTTAGTAATTAATTACTGAATTTTGTGTAAACCATCTACATAAATCTTACCGTAGAACTCACCTCTTAACATTTTCTTAGCGTAACGTGTCATTACACCTTTTCTTGGAGTGAAGTTTTTCGGGTCATATACTAGTGGAGTCATAATTAATGGAATGTAAGGTGCATATACTGCTCCTGTTTCAAGGAATTGTGTTCCTCTGTATCCCATTAGGATTACGTTCTCTTTCATATAAGGATTCTTATAAACTTGGAATCTACTGTTCAAAGCACCAACTTTAGTTACACCAAATGCGAATTGAGCATCACCGTTATCCGCTGAAGAAGCGTATCCTGGGATAGATTCGATTATAGTTGCAACATCTGGAGATACTACTAAGAAATTAGCACCACCTCTTAAAGTTTTCTGGTGAATTTTGTTAGATACACCTGCAATCACAGTTCCTAAAGTCTGGAACCATGCTTGTTGGTTGAATGCAGAAGCTTGAGCACCTGTTGTAGAATAGTTAGCGAATGCAGAACCGTTCCACTCTCTACCTACTTGTGATGACCAGTATCCAGTTGATTTAGCATCAGAAATTAACATATCTAAAATCTCAAAATCAATTTCTTGTGAGATATACTCAGATAACATTGAAGTTAATTCAGCTTCAGCATCAATTGAGTGATATGCGTTTAAATCTTGTGCGAATTCTGGAGTCCATTGTGCTTTTAACTTTCTAGTCTTAGCAACAATTGGTAAACTCTTCATTTCAACATTCAATTCAGGAATATCGATATCTACTTCTGGGTTTCCACTTAGGGAAGTTCCAGATGCTTCGAAATCACCTCTTGATACATCAGTTGGTTGTGCGTGATACTTAACTACAAGTGTAGAAGCATCTAAAGCACCTTTAGCGATAAATACTATATCATCACCACTCTCTACAGTAAACTGTGGATATTGGTCATCAATATCAGCACTCTCTACTCTAAATCCTCTGATACCTTTTTCATCGTATCCTGCGATAGATGCTTTAGGTACAGCAACTTTATAGATAAGTCCACTAGCGATAGCAGCACCGTTAGATGAAGTAAACTGAGTATCATAATTTACATCTGAAATTGCTACAGATGAAGTTACGAATTTGTTTGCTCCAACAGTACCTAATGTTTGTACCGCAGATGTTTTATCATTGATTGAGTATCCAAATCTACCAGCACCATATAAACCACCTGATGGGTCACCTGATGTTTCAGTAATACCGAATACAGAATCAGCTTGTGAATCTTTACCAGACCCAGTTGCGAAACCTACTTGGTTAGTACCATATTTGAAATCTAGATAGAATACAAGACCAGATGGTAAGTTCATTGGTTGAACTGACACAAAGTCTTTTGCTACGATTTCACTAAAAATTCTTCTTACTAATGGTAGAGCTACACCAGCCCACTCTTCTGAATTTGCAGAAGTACCAGTAGAAGAAGCTTCTTTTACTAATTGTCTTGCTTGGTTTTCTAAAAGAGATGCAACGCCAGCTTTTTCAACGTCGTTGTCAATACCTTCTAAAAGACCGGTTTTTTCCCACTTTGATGCAAGAGCTCTTGTCGTTTCTGACAATCTTGCTTGGTGAGAAGAACCTTCATTAAGGATGTTTTTTAAATCCATTTTTTTCTCCTATTAATCTTAATTAATTATTTTAAACCTGCTAGTTTTTTCCATCTAGCGGCCATGTCATTACCCTCAGAAATTATTTTCTTCGGTGCAGAACTTTTTGTTGGTTTTGAAGCCATTCCTTCTTTTACAACAGTTCTTTTCTTTTTAGAAACATTTAAGTTTTCAGCGATAGTAGAGAATACTAATTTCACTTCTCTTACAGATGATGTTCTATCGAAGTTTTCAAGTACTTTTACTTTCTGTCCTTCGTTTAAATCAAATGTTCTGAATAGTTTGTTAGTGTAAAGTAGTTTAGCGTTTAGCAAATTCACTTCATTGATAGTTCCTCTTAAACTTTCAATAGTAGCATAAGCTTCTTCTAATTCTTCTCTTACAGAATCATCTTTTTTAGAATCTTCTTCTTCTTCTAACTCTTTCTCTTTAGATTTTTTTTCATCGTCTTCCATTTCTTTTAATGTAGCGATTACTTCATCTAAGTCAAATTCTGGGTCATCGGAATCATCTTCTTCAGCTTCAGCTTCTTCTTCACCATCATCAGACATACCGTCTTCTTCTGATTCGTAAGTTTCATCAGTTGGTTCGTCTGGTTCAGCACCATCCATACCATCCATTTCAGCTTCTAATTCACCAATAACTTTTGCTAAATCTAACTCATCGTCATCTTCTTCACCTTCCATAGTGTCATCAGTTGGGTCAGACATTTCTTCACCTTCTTCTTCAGCTACGTTTGGTTCTGTTTCTGTTTCTTCTTCACCTTCTTCTTCATCTTCGTACAAGTCATCATCATTTTCGATATCAGATGAATCGTTAGAATCATCAGATGGTTCAGCGTTGTCGCCAGAACCTAAATCAGTTGAATCTAAATCTTCATTTTCTTTATCGTTATGATAATCATCATTGATATTATCTTCTTCATCTTCTTCAGATTCTTCAGATAATTTCGCAGAAATCATTGATTGAAGTTGAGGAGTAAAGGCTTCTTCCAAAGCGAGTTTTGCATTTGCAAGAGCAGTTTCTTTAACGGCCTTAGCATCAGCAATAGCTTCAGATAACAAATCTTTTCTATTTGCCATAATTGTTCTCCTAAATTGTTTTTTGGAAATAAGATTATTCGGAATCTTAATAGATATTATTATTTATAATAAATTTAACCACACATTGGGGAGTGGTATATTTTCTCTACAATAAGTATGTAGTATTATTGGAAACACTAAAAAAGTGTTTACTAATAATTTTCGAATTGATTTCGTCGCCATTCGGCTCTAATCGCATCTGCTTTTTGTTTTCTTTTAATGACTGATGGTTTGAGGTATTCTTTACGAGCTTTCACTTCATCCATCTTACCACTATCTTTAATTTTTCTTTTAAATGTTTTGAGAGCTAACTCAATGTTACCATTCACAACTTTAACTGCTAATGAGTTACCTGGTATTTCCATATCTTCTTTTCTAATTCGTTTGTAATTCTTTGGTTTTTCTTGCATGTAATATTATATAAAAAAAATACACCTATCACATTATTGTGGTTAGGTGTATATAAATATCAAAAATATTTTAGTAAACTTAAATTAACTTGCGTATTTCATTAGTTCTTTTACTTTCTTTTCCATAGCTGGTACTTTTAATCCATAGGTATTAGCCATTAAGGTTTTCATATACCCACTATCAAGAAAGTTTTGTAATTCTTTTTTGGTTGCAACTGATGATTTAAAATCTTCTTTTGATATTCTATCCAACTCTTTTGCAGAAATCTTACCGTTCATATAAGCGTTCATAGCATCTTGTTTGTAGTTGTACTTTGATTCGTTTACTGATTCAGTTACTCCTTCAGATAAATCATCAATACCATCTTTCATATCTGAAAATAGTTTTCCAAATTGTCTTTGTTGTTTGGAATTTAATTTTTTAATATTCTTTAGATGTTTCTTTACCATATAAGATAAATCAACTGAAATGTCTTGTAATATATCTGAGTAATCCATTGTGGTTATCCTATTTTCTTTAGTGAATGAGTTTCAGTTGCAATCCAATTCTTTTCAACACCAGCCATTTTAGCTGCTTTCTTAATAGCTTCAACTGTATTTCTTGCTTTTACTTTATATACATTTTTCTTAGATAGTTTAACACCACCAAGATTCATATCTGAAAATCTCATTTCCCAAGTTGAAAAACCCTCATTGATTTTTTCTTCTTCTACTACTTCGGATTCGTTTACTTTTTTATTCTTAACTGAATTCATCATCTCTTTTGCTGATACTTTCATCTTCATTAATTTAGATGATGGTAGTTCACCATATCCGAATGATTCATTTAACATAGAAGTAAGTTTCATTGATTTAGATTCATTAGTAAATTCTTTCGCATTTTCCTTATCATCCTTATCAACACCCTTTACAGGATACTTTTTACCATCTACTTCAAATTCACTATCACCATTTGCGATTGCTTTTGCCCTAGCGGCTCCGAACTCATTTCCTTCGGTTGATAAATCAGCAATTTCATAATACTTCTGTAATGTTTCACCGATATCATCATATGATGAGGTTAGTCTTTGTTCTAATGTAACAACATCTCTTAAAGTTTTTTCAAATACTTTAAATGATTCATTCATTCTCTTTACGTGTCTTCCAACTGTAATTCCATCAAATGAACCTTCAGTTTCTTTAACCATATGTTTACTAGCATTTTCTACTACACTTCTGATTGATTCATATACTTCAGCTAATCCGTCTTTTCTGTAGATTGATTCACCAAATTTTCTGTATGATTTAACCGCTTCTAAGAAAGCCATCTTTTCTTCATTTGTCATTTCGTTTTTATCTTTTGAAAAATCTTCTTTTACAAATGAAGTGTGAAATGGGTTTGAATAAACTTTACCACTTTTAAATGATTCTTTTAATAAGTCTTTTAATTTCATAGAAACGTTTTCATTTTTGGTAGATTTTATTGCAGCTGCTAAAGCAGTATCTACCTTTTCTAGACCGGCATCAGGATTACTCATGTTCATATCGTCTATTGTATCTCTCATAGCATCTACTCGTTGTATATCCTCTTCAGTAGCATGACCTGATTGTAAAAGTTTAACCATATCACCAATATTGTAAAGTAAACGTGGATTATCTGATAACTCTCCAGCATACCTCAATTCTTCTAAATCTTCTTCCGCCTGGTCATAATCTAAATGAGTCAGGTTTGGTTTTTCACCTTTAGGTTCATCCTTTTTAGGTTCATCCTTTTTAGGTTCTTCCTTTGAAGGTTCTCTGTTTGGTTCATCATTTGCATCTGATTTAGCTTTTTCTACTTCACCTTTAGATGGTGGTTCATGTTTTGATGGGTCAGCAGTTTTTACAGCATATGTATTTCCCGTCTTTTTATTTTTAACATAAACATCTTCGGATAGTAAGTCTTTTAATTTCATTGTGTTTCCCTTTGATTCTTTTATTTTTCTTTTAGATGATTCGTTTGCAGGTTTAGTCCACTCTCCATCATCACCTTTTTCCCAACCCCTAGATTCCATTTCATCATTATAAGCTTTTTGCATATCTCCATAACTAAGTGCTTTGAAAGCGGCCGGGCCCATTTTCTTTTCTACTGCAGTTTTGATATAATAGCTATCATTTTTATCTAAAGGTACTCGCTTTGGTTCACTTTTAGGTTCATCTTTTTTTGGTTCACTTTTAGGTTCTTCTTTTGGAGTACCATTGGCTTGTCTAATCATGTCTTTTATATCACTTGCCATCTTTTCGATTTCTTCTTTTGGTCTTACATCTAACCCATCTTCTTCTGCTTCTTCTGGAGAATCATAATTGTCAGCTTCTTCAGCATCCTGCTGTACCATACTTAAATCCTCTACCTGGCTCATAATTTTTTTATAATCTTCATCAGATATTTTACCTTCAAGGTTTTGAACATCACTTTCAATATCATCAGCATAATATAAACTATCGAAATCTTTGGATAATTCAATTTTAGGCCCATTCTTTTTAGGTTCTCTGTTTGGTTCATCATTTGCATCTGATTTAGCTTTTGCTATATCATCTTTGGATGGTGGTTCGTGTTTTGATGGGTTTGCATTTTTTACTTTATAAGTGTTCCCAGTCTTTTTGTTTTTAACATAAACATCTTCGTTTAATAGGTCTGTTAATTTCATAGTTCCCTCAATTTTTATTTCCATCATCTTCTTAGCCTCAGCTTCGATTTGTTTCTTAATCTTAGATGGAACTTTTTTATCGTAATATTTTACTTTACCTTTTGAATCAATGTGAGCTACATTTTTATAATCACCATTTTCTTCTTCTGCTTTATTGTAAACAGTTAATCCGTTTCCTTTACGAGCCATTCCGATATCGTACTTAGCTTCATTCACCTTCATTGATTCATTAAAACCTCTTCCTTTTCTATCATCACCTGTAATATTTTTGATATCAGATTTGGCCATCATTCTTTTTAATCTTCCACCTTTTAAAGCTTCTATTGCCGCCTCATAATCTTTTATGTCTGATTTGTTTTTTAGATGTGGTAATATATTTTCTTCACCATACTTAACGAATTCATCGGCCGACATATTTTTTAAATTATCTTTAATATCATCCATTGATGGTTTCTTACTACTAGGTTCTTCCTTTGAATCTTCTTTAGCTTTTTTAACTTCACCTTTAGATGGTGGTTCGTGTTTTGCTGGGTTTGCATTTTTTACTTGATAAACATTACCTGTTTCTTTGTTCTTAACGTAAACACTTTCGTTTAATATATCAGTTAATTTCATTTATTATCTCCTAAATAGCACAAATACCATCAATTTCACAGATGATATCTCTAACTAAAGTATTAATTTTCTTATATGATGGGGTTTTACTCTTTCCAACTACTGATTCGTTTACAGGTCTCATAAATGCACCATGTGTTGATGGGTTTGAAACAAAATCCCAACAAATTAAATCAAAATCATCTTCTACAGTAACAGATTTACCATTAGTAGCCTCTTTTACAGAACCCATACCTCTTGAAGAGATACCAACAGTACAACCTGCCTCTAAAAGTTCTTTAAGGATGTTCCCTGCTGGAGTTTTAAGTACTTCTACCTTACCCATTACATCATCACCCTTCCAATATACTTCTCTGATGATATGTGAAGTGTTTTTTAGTTCAACTACAGAAGATTCAGGATGGTCTAACTCACCAAACGCTCTATTTTCTTTAATTTCTCTACCTTTGTATTTTTCCACTTCTCTTTCTAAGATTGAACGTGGATAAACTCTACCATTTTGGTTTTCAGCTTCAGCACGTTGGAGTACACCATTAACAATCAATCTACCATTGTTATCTTCCAATGATTCATTGATTTGACTCTTAGTCATAGTAAAAGGAATTGTATCTATAAGTAATCTGCCCATTATGCTCCCCAAACTTTACGTTTTCTATATAAATCAAACATGATTTGTGCTACTTCATATCTTATAAGTAGACGAATGTTTTCCAAATCCTTATTTGAAAGTTCTTCTTTTAATATTTTTTTGTCTGAACTCACGATGATAACTCTTTTAAGTTTCTAGCTACTTTTAACATACGTTCTGAAATCTTACCGAATCTTTTTTGAGTTGATTTCCAATATTGTCCATTATGAACACCAGCTTCAGTTTTCAATTTAGCGTTTTGATTAACGATTCTTTCTAACTTAAACATCATACTATTGATTTCTTTAATCGAATGATTAATCTTCTGATGTTGTTTTAGATTTTCATCTCTTTTGAAATCTTTATAAGATATTTCGTTGATTTTATTCTCTAACTTACGTTCTAATGATTCTAATTTAGCAGTGTTCATCTTTTTTTCTTTTGATTTCTTATACCCTAATACTTCAATATGGTCATCATCCAAATCATCCTCATCTTTACTCTTTGAAAATGCATTAGGAGTTTTAATCGGTCCTTCACCACCATCTAAATTACCAGTTACGTTTGCTTCTTCGATTTCTTCAAACTTTTCTTCTATTTCTTTTATAAAACTTTTCATTTGAATACCCTTTTCAATTCATTATGTAGTTCTGTATATCTCAGTAATGATAAAATTTGAGATTCGGTAATTACTTTAGATGTTTTTACTTTGGTGATTAGTTTTAATACTTCGTTTACTTTAATTTTAGTAACTTTATCAGTAACTTTAATTAAATTAATATTTTTTGATAATGAGTTACATTCTCTTACTACAAATTTCTTTAATTTTTCAGAATTATCAACTGAGTTTATGTATTCTCTAAGAATATCTTGTTGTTTATCAGTTAATGTAGTGTATTTGTTGTTAAAATTCTCAACCAACATTTTCCAAGCAAGTAATCTTACTTCTTTTGGCTGTTTAGAATACTCTTCGTTAATAGTAGATACAACTTTATCAGTATTTTGTGATTTACCTGTTAAAGATTCCATTAGTGTGGATTTACATTCTACATATTCTTTAGGATTATCCGATGTAGTGTGTTCGAATAACTTATATATAGATGCATTCTCTTTATAGTTATTAACTCTATACTTAAAGAAATCTTCTATTACAAAATTCTTTTTGATTGCTTTAATCAAATTGTATTTTTGTCTACTTAATGAAGATTCGTTTAATTTTGTTCTCTGATTTAGGATAATGTTTACAAATTCAGAGGCCTTATATTCAGACGTGAAATTTTCTTCAATAAATGACTTATATAATCTAAGTTCTTTAGCTAACTCTGTATTGTTACTGAAATGTTCTTTAATGATTTTAGTAGCTACAGAATCTCTGTTGTTTAAAGTATCAGTAGCTATCTGTCTAACCAATAGTTCGAACAGAATTCCTGTATTTTTGTATTTACTGTGTTTTAATTTCTTCATTATTCACCTCTAATTATGGTAGAGTAACCTATATATTTGTTAATAAATATCCTAATTATTAGAATTCAGTATATTTTTCTCATCTAATAATGAAGAAGTTTCATTTGTACCGTCTTCTTTTAACGATTCTACTATAATATTTCTACTTTTTATTTTAGTTTTCATATTACCTAAGAATGTATCAACTTCTTTTTTATTACGAGCCGTATATGATTCTTTCTGTGATAAGGCCTTTCTACCAATTGGGTCTCTACCAAATGGATTCTCATCCGTTTGATAATTACCACTTTCTTTAGGTCTACCTGCTCCTTCAAATCCACCCTCTGGTGCTCCACCTGTGTCTTCAACGGTTGGGAATCCAGCATTTGCTCCGCTATCATCACCACCTTCTTCACCACTTTGTTGTAATGTTGCTAAATCATGTGGAGTACCAAACGATTCACCAGTTTTAATTGGGTCATTACCTTCTTCGGCAAGTTGGTCATGTCTAAATCCTAATTTAATATCATTAAGAACCTTATACTGTTCTTTTTTCCACTCATCATCACTCATATTGAATATATTTTTATACATCCATTCTTGTGATAACATTTTTAAATCTTTCATATCAGAAACTAAAGATACTTTTTCCGACCAAAGGTTTGCTTTTTCTTGTTCATATATAATAGATGGGTTAGTAAGTTCTAATTCGAAGTTTACTAATTCTTCATCTGTATATCCTTGTGAATACAAGTGTACTACTGCAATCTTAGTTAATTCTGAAAGTACAATCTTTTGGATTCTTTCTACAGAACGAGCAAATCTAATATCTTCTTGTGCAAGAGTTGCTTTACCTTCAACACCTTCTTCGTATCCAATAAATGCTTTTGGAACTTTAAGTGCCGCTAACATTCTATTCTTTAGATACTCAATATCATCAATACCACCAAATTCCATTCCACTTAATGTATCAATCTCAGTACCACTAGCACCACCTCTCACAGGTAGATAGTAATCTTCTAACATATTCTGCATATTGAATTTAAGATTGTAATCACCAGTAGTTTCATTTACATATGGTATTTTCTTCATCTGGTCTATGATGTTTGCCATATAAGAATCAACCTCTGCAGGTGGAATATTTCCAATATCAATTTTAAATACTCTTTTTTCAGGTGCTCTCATAATTCTATGAATCATCATAGCATCTTCCATAAGAGTTAATTGTTTCCAAGTCTTTCTTGCACCTTCTAATAGTGAACGACCATAAGGAAGGAAGTTAGTATCTGTTAGTAATCTAAAATGACCTACCTGAAATGATTCTAAAAACTTAGTATTGTTTCTTTGTGAAATAGCGTTTGTGTTTTGTTCTTCCACTTCGAATCTTACTGAGTAAGGATTATCTAAATCATACCCTTCTTCTCTTCTAGTTTCATATACAGATAGTGGTTGTGCATTTACAACACCTAACTCATCATCAATATCTAAGTAAACATAATAATCACCATATTTGTTCATACCCCTTACCCAAGACCAAAGGTTGAACTCAATGTTTAATACATCATAGAATAAGTTGTGTAATGTTTTCTTTATCTTCTCATCTGTTGATTTGATACGAAGTACATCACCCATATCATTTTTAAGTGTACATTCATCTGAGTATATATCTAAGATAGATGATATAATGGAATCTTTATCCATTGCTTCATAATCTGTATATAGTTCTAATTTGTTTGAATGGTAATTAAACCTTTCATTGTATGTTTGCCAATTCTTTCTTGAGTTAGAACCATGCAATCTTCCATACCTATCATAGTAAGCTGAACCTCTACGATTACCATCACCTTGTAATCTAGAAGAATCTACTACCTTTAATTTATCTTTACCGACTCTCCTAACAACTACCTGAGTTGAGAATAATCTCTTTAATCTACCGAATAACGAAGTATCTGCCATAATTTTTTCTTTATTATCTACTTATAATCTATAAATATACAAAAAATATTTTTAATATCCAAATTTTAGAGTAACCAACTTATATCTTCATCACCTCTACCTGTTTTCATTGACCAGGATTGTTTGGCGACCTGTGGGGTTGTTTTAAATACTCCACTATTTTTTGATGTAAGTTGTAATGCTCTTTTATTTAATTCAATACCTTGTTGTCTTAATTTCAACGCCGTATCTCGTACCCACAATGATGTTGAAAATGATATTGTTAAATCATCATTATAACCTTGTTGAGCTTCGGCCCTACTACCGTTCCATATAAATGTAAAAAGTTCATCAATTAATCGTTTAGACCGAATAATAGGAACTCTTTCTCTCATATAAGTATCTAATTTTGAGATAACCAATGGACGTGTTCTACTTGTCATTGAGAATCCAGGTACCATTTGTGATTTATCTTTTAAATCGTAACCTTTTTGTAAATGTATATCACCATCTGTATATCCAAATTCTTTGTATGAATAATATAGATTTGAATAATTTCTATCTATTGCCTCTTGAATAGATGCCCAACCAATGTTAGCGTTTTCAATAACTAAGAGTGCATCATTCCATTCGGTGGCAACATTCACTAACATATTACCATACTCCTTAGTTCCTATCTTACCTTTGTACTCAGCAACTTGCTCTACACTCTCTACATCAATAACGTGAAATGCTGAGTAATCTGCACCATCACCTCTCGCAACATCGGCCACTACTATATAATCTCTTGTATAGTTTGGTTGTGACCATAACCAATAATTTCCATCGAACCCTCTTTTCTCAACAGGTTCTTGTACATGAGTTTCTTCATACCATTTTAGAAGTTGTCCATCTACTACTGTATAACCAGAACTGATAAAATCACAATCACATTCCTGTGCTGCCATCTTCTCACCTAATAGTTGAGTTTGTTCTGCTCTCCACTTTTCATTTCTTTCAGGATGTACAGTCCAATGTAATTTGATTGGATTCCAACCATCATTAGCCTCACCCTTTAACCAAGTTTTATGAAAGAAGTTACCAACACCATTTGGAGTTGATAGTACGATTGCCTTTCCACCAGTTGATAATGTAGATTGAGCTGATGCCCATATCTCATCAATACCTTTAATGAATGCACCCTCATCTATAATCAACATTGATAATGCTTCAGAACGACCAGCATCACCACTAGCTGATGTTGCTTTGATTGTTGAACCATTTCGTAATCGTAAGGATAGTTTGTTATCTTCTTCGGTATCACCTCTTAACCAACTCGGTAAGTTCTCATGCATATACCTAACTTTAGTAACTAAGTTTTTAGCTACCTCTTGTTTGGTTGCAATTACCAATATGTTTTTATCTTCGTGAAATAACATCATCCATAAAGAATAACCTGCGGATAATGTTGAGATACCTAACTGACGTGATTTGAGGATTACATTGTATCGATGGTCATTAAACTCACCCATAACATCTTCTTGAAAAGGATACAAATCAAAAAGAATTTTACCTCTTTTTGGATGTTGTATATAACAGTACTTTTTGAAAAAGTAAACTGGGTCTTTAGCACACTTAACGTACTCTTCCCTAATAAGTTCTTTTATGTTCTTACTCATTTCTTTCCCAATTTCCAAAGAAACTGAGTAGATAAGATTGGTTGAAATTGGTCATTCAATCCGATTCCTAATCCAAACGCCTGTTTCTTCTTTGTTCTGTACAATATCGAACCACCAATATAATTAAATTGTTTTGATGTTCCATTTAACCCGAATCCTACATAGAATTCTCTTTGGTTAATGTACTTTGTTTCCGTTACAGTTGTTGTAGGATAGATTAAATCGTAGAATATTTTTCTTGATAAAATTTTGTTTTGAGAGATTGTATCTTTAATTGTTAAGTTTAAAGAATCTAGTTGTTGAAAATCTTCATAAACATATTTTGCGAAGTAATCCTCTAAAATAGATAGAGTATCAATTTTCTGAGTTAACCTAATGGTATCAATCTCAGTTTTGATTCTGGTAACTATTTTAGGAACGTATTTTGTAACTTCTTTAGTAATGGTGTCGTATTTCGTTTCTACCTTTGTGATAATAGTAGGCTCGGATGGAGTATCACTCACTCCACCTGTACCACTACACTGTCTTAGAAAAATTATTACTATAATTAATACTAAGATTATCAGATTCTTAAAATTTCCGAAATACTTTTCCATCTACTACCTTACTTTTTAGTAGCTGGTTTTCTTTTTTTGTTTGCAGGTTTTCTACCTTTTCGGTTTCCACCTTTAGCAGCTTCTACAACATCTTTAGATTGTTTAGCTAAGTTTTTACCAGCTTCTTTAACGTCTTTAAGTTCTTCTTTAACTCTCTTAACTCTACGTTTAACTTCTGATTTTACTTCTGCTACTTCTTCT